AAATGACAATCTTTTCACTTCCGTCAGTAGTTACAAACTTCATGTATTCATTAGTAGCTTGTTTGAAAGCAATAGCTGATGCGTTGTTGTCAATCATAGACATGGTAAATCCTGCATCTGTAGCATTGCTTTGTAGTGTGCTAAGTTGAACAGTTCCAAATGTTCCAGTTCCTGTTGTATTGAAAGTTGATGAACCTATATTAATACTTCCAAATCCACTTGTAATTGAACCTGAGTTTATAGCACCAGTTGTTACAAGATTGGGCATTGCTGTAATCTCATCATCAAAGTAAGCTGCAAGATCAGTAACTGCGACTTGCTTCATTACACCATCATCGTTCATAACTACACGATCAGCATCGGCTACAGTTGTTGAGGTTGCAGACGTATCTCCATCAATTATATTTAATTCTGCCGTTGTAATATTTGCGCCATCTAAGATTTCTAATTCAGCTTCACTTATATCAGCAGATCCTATTACAAGACTTGTACCTGTAATTTGACCAGCAGATAAAGTTCCTGTTGTACTCAGATTCTCATCGCCAAAGCTAATAGCTCCAGATGAATCTGTTATTGATCCATTGGCTAAAGTTAGATTGCCAATTGTTGATCCTGTTGCCGCCGAGATCGTGCTTGTAAATGTTGAAGCGTCGTCTGCTGTTAATGCACCAACTCTTAAATCTTCATAGTCTGTTATCGTAACATTACCAGCTGTTGTTCCATCTTCAGTTGTATCTACTAATGCGAATTGATTAGATGATTCATCCCAAATAAAAGCAACATTAGCTGGAGAAGAATCTCCTGATCCTCTCTTAATTACAAATCCAGCATCATAAGCATTGTTTGCTGGCTGTGAGTCGTATTTGTTTAAAAGAATTAGAGGATCTTCTACATTTAAGTTAGTAGTTGAAACTTCTTGTACTGATCCGGTTGTTGTTAATGTTCCACTTACAGTTAGATCGGCTACAGATAAAGTAGAGCCTGAAAAGCTAAGATCAGAATCTTCTGTTAATAAACCATTAGCTCCGTAGATCGCTACTCTACCAGATGTCTGTGAATCAGCAGTTAAAGTCGAAGCTCTAAATCCGTGAGATCCAATATCTAAGTCTGTCGATGCACTTATACCTGCTGTTGTCAAAGCTGAAATAGTAACAGCTGCAATTGTTCCACCTTCTACCTTATCTCCTGAGATCTGATTGTCAGCTAAAGTTAAAGTTCCTCCAGATATGTCTAAAGCTCCGGTAGTTGTAAAGTTGCTTGATCCAAGATCAATTGCTCCAAACCCACTAGTTATAGATCCAGCATCCAAGGCACCAACTGAAGTAATTTGTGTTTGAGATGCATCTACGCTTAGTGAATGAGAAATGTTTTCACCTGACGTAGCTCCTGTAGATGTTAATCCTGTACCAGCTGTAATGCTGTTAACAAAATCTCCTGTAGTGTCAGTAGCTAATGCTACACTATTTGCCTGTATAGTAGCTGTTCCGTCTTCGGCAATATTTACATCACCTGACACAGATGCAAAAATCGCATCTTCTAAATTTTCAAAAGTAATCTTACCAGATCCATTGTCAGTAGCATCAACCATTGCTATAAAATCACTGTCCGCAATAGAAGTTTCTGTCGTTAGTTCGTTTAGATCTAGTGCAAATGATCTTGATGATGTTAAATCACCACCACCACTTAGACCATTTCCAGCAGTTAATGTAACAGAGCTGTGATCTATGTGCTCATTTGCAACAAAGTTTGTAAGTGCATCGTGATCACCACTTATAGTAATCTGATTGCCACTACCAGCAGTTGATATACCAGCACCATCTCCGGCAATGTCTAAAGTCTCACTATCCAAGTCAATGGATAATGCTCCACCACTATCTCCTTGGAAGTCTAAATCTTGAGCCGTCACTTGTGAGTCGACATATGTCTTAATAGCTTTTGCACTTGCCAAAGTATCATCAGAACCGCTTACAGAGCTTATGTCTGTATCTAATACACCTGATTTTAAATTGTCGACTTCAATGTTAGAGACAGTATTGTTGTCTACATCTATGCTTTTATTTGTAAGAGTATCGGTCGTAGCTCTTCCAACTAGCTGATCTGTTGCATCTGGAAGAGTAATAGTTCTATCTGCTGTAGGATCACCAGGAGTTAAGGTTAACTCAAAATCATTAGCAGTGGATCCTTCAAAAATTAGATCGGTTGTTATTGTAGAGTTAATTGCAATTGTATCTGTCGGAGCATCTCCAATCGTAGTATCCCCAGATCCTATAAAATTAGCAAAAGTAGCTGTTCCGGTTCCTGTTATATTTCTTATACCGGTTAAATCTTTATTTGAGTCTACAGTTAGGATCTTGCTTGCCTCGGCAGTTCCTAATGTTGAAATGTTGCTATAATTTAATTGTGCTGCTGAGCTTGTAACTAAAGTTCCTCCCAACTTTAATCCATTCGTTCCGTCGTGTGAAGCTATATTAAAATCGTTTGCTCCATCTGTAATCTCTATTGCTGTTGATGAAATTTTAAAAGGAGCGGCAGTACCATCTCCATCATAAACAACAGCAACACTACTCCCAATTCCTCCATCAATGTGTAGTAGTTGCGAAAAACCTACGCTTACTGCCACATTTGTTAAATCTGTCGCCATACCTTTTTCCTAAAATGTTAAGAAAAAAGTGGAGCGTGCTTTTTCTTGCCTACTCCACTTCAATCTATTTTTCAAATACTCTAATTACCTATTAAGAAGGATTATTAAAGTTAACTACCTGACCAGCTGCATCGCCTGCTGGTTGTGATAGTGATGATCCAAATAATACGTCGGCTACGATACTAGTGCTTAAGTAATCAATATCGTACTCGCTCTGAACACGTGGTTCCATTTGCATAGCAAGTAGAACTGATTCGCGTGTAAAGATTGACATCGTTTCGTCACCAGTACCACCATCATCATCCCAATCAGTAGAAGCAAATACGGGCATGCCGTAAATGATTCCAAGTTGACCAGATATGTTTGGTCCAACACCATTTGCTTCAGGACCTCTTTGTTGGAAGTCGCTAAACTCACCAAGATTTAAGAGATTCATGTAAGCTGCTGGAGAAGCATATAGATAAGTTTCGCCGTCAGTATAATCGACATTGATGTCCATTAACTTTTGGATTCCACTTCTTAGCTCTGCTGATGTAGGAGTGTTGTCTGTTGCCAATGCTACATCGTTAGCTGTAGCAGATTGAATAACATCAACAGCCAAGTAGGTCTCAACCTTCTTAGCTAAGCCATATCCCATACTACGCGTATAGAGCGAAAACAAGTCATAAGAACTTTGGACGCGTGTTATGTCCTCAACTCTCTTAGCCTCATAAGCATGTTGATCTATTGATATTTGAGTTTCTCCATCAGTCTGAGCTGAATATGTTACAGCTGAGTCAGCTGATTTAGCTGCTGCAGTCTCTTCACTTACGCGTGGTACGTGAATAACATCTGCACCGCCTGCGAGATCTGAAACGTTGGTAACCTGATTACGTAGTTGGAACTTTCTTTCTGCGTAATCTAGAATAGCCTCTTTCCAGACCTCGGGTATGAAGACAGCAGCAGTTGTATTTGTTACATTTGCCATTATTTATTTTCCTAATTCCGGCCTCTCATAAGATCTGCGAAGTGTTTCTTTCTTTCGTCTTTACTTAGCTTCTTCCATTCCAATGGTTTACCTGACGAAACACCACCTCCGCTTTCATCTACTCGAGGCACTTTGTTATTAAATTCATTCTTCATTTGTTCTAAGGCATCTGAATCGAGTACTTCTAATTTTGATCGAAGTCCTTCTGGAAAATCTTCTAAGAGTCTTTCTTTTCTTGCCGTTTCAATGCTCATAAACTTTTCAGCATCGACAGCATATCGATCTCTTTCTTCCTTTGCGGATTCGTATAGTTTTTTGTACTCTTGTTTTTCTTCAGCCTCTTTTTCTGCCATCGCTCTTTTCTCAGATTCCATCTCTCTTATTTTTGTTTCAAGAGACTTGTTTTTATCATTGAGTTCTCTAAAGCGAAAACCAGGAACACTGTAATCTTCGGTTTTATCGTTACCTGCTACGACATCAGCATTTTCGTTCTGATCTACGGATGGAGTTTTAACGTCTTCCACGACTTTGTCTTCTGACATTTATGACCTCTTTTGTGAGTTATATCTCAATTCGAACTCTCTGTGAAGTTTGTTCTAAGCTGAGATTTATTTGTTTATCTGCTCTATCTGTAATTTCTTTTTGAATCGCCTTAGTAACATTTTTATTAAGGAAATCCAAACCTCTATTAGATAGATCTTTTGCAATCTTTTCAGAAGCCGCATCAGTGAATCCAGCAATTGCTCTATTCTTTCTAGCTTCTTTTGTCTTATACGAGTTCAAAGTGTTACCTGAAAACGTCAAGTCTATAAATTTTGTATTTCGAGATGATCTTCCCAACTCCTTCTTGTAGTCAGCATAGCTCTTATTATACCTTCGAGTACCAAATGTATTTCTTTTTCTGACTGTTGTCCGAGCTATGTTAACAGATGCATCTGCTATGTCCTTCATTGTTTTTAACGGAATATCGAATATTGGTCGCAATGGTTTTATCTTAGCCAACTAAACTTGTCCTTTGCTTTAGATCTCTATCGCCAAATTGTTCTTGTAGTTGTGCTTGCTCGTATTGACCACTACTTGTAAATCTAAAAAATTCGTGTCTACAGTTAAAGTGTGATCCGTTTTCAAACACACCAGGAAATCTTTTATCTATCTCTCCCAAGGTCATTGGACCAGCTGCCATAACTTGTAAGCAATCATCACTCGTTCTATTGTCCACAGGTCCTTCAAATATGTATAGTGTGTTTTTAGGAGATCCAAATGCCATTTGCTTGGTTACAGATCTATTAAACTTGGCTAGTGAATCGTCGTATAAAGATATAGCCTGTCTTGTAGACAAAACACCTCTTTGCCCTCTTGTTAGCTCTCTTACAAATACATCTTTTTCTAGTCCGTTGATAATAGACTCTGTAAATAAGCTCTTCATCTGTACATATGTGTCGTCTAGCTTAGATCTGTATAAATTTAAATCACTTTTAATTAGTCCGCTCAATATATCCTCATCTACATCAGCAAAGCCGTCCATCGTTCTTAGTGCATCTATGTAAGACTCAGCTATCTTGTCTAGCTCACCACTTATTCCAAACTGTACCTCAAATAATTCCTTAAAGTCTGTGTTTGCAATAGTAGTTAATAGCTGTTGAGAGGCAAATCTTCTCTCAATTTGTGAGATTGGACCTACTTGATCAAAGATCGTCTCGTATAAAGAGGCTATGTAATTCAAACCAGCTTCATACTTATTTGCAAATTGTTGTGATGAATACATTATTGAGTTAAGATATCACTTAAGGTTGTTTGTGGTTGTTCTGGCTTTTCTATCGATAGGTCTTCAGCCATTCTCTCAATCTCTTCTTCGTCTAAATCTGGATTATACTTTCTAAGCCAATCCTTAGGAGATGACAATCCATTGGACCATTCCCAATCCCACTGAGATCTTTCTTCTTGTGCAGTTAATGGGAATCGTGGCTCAGTAAAGTCGACTGAATAGTCTTCAGAAATACTCTTTCCATGCACCTCTAAGATCCTTCTATCTACTTCAAATCTTTTTTGCTCTACACTCCTCCATATCATTTGATAGTCTCCTGTAACAGCTTCTGTTAGATCTATCTCTGCCATCTTTAAAGCTTCGCCACTAACAAAAGACTCGCGACCTACTGACCACTTAACTTTGAGGTTGTTGTTATAAGCAACTGAATCAACATAGAATCGAATTGAGTCTATGTATTGAGATAGGTTTCCACCTGGCGACTCAAACTTAAACGATGCATTTTCTGGAAGCACCATTGGTTTGTCTACTCCTAGTGACACATTACTCATTTGATCTACACCTGATATGACAGGCTGTCCAAGAGCTTGTAGTCTCATAGCTAATCCCAACTCAGTCATTAACAAGTTGACCATAAGATTTGCGTTAATAATATCATCAGCACCAGTCCTAATGAAGTCAGTAGTGTAAGGATGTCTGTGACAAACAGTAAAAGGTAGCATCCCATACGGATTAACATTTCCCTCATTTACAGATTCGATCCTTCCATTTTGATGTATTAAGTAGTGCTCCTCATCACTCCAATATGCATACACAACCTCTTCTTCTCTTGATGAACCGTGATTGTATAAAGGATAAGTGTATGCAAACGGTTCTCTTGACCTAGGCTCAAAGAGAGGCTCAAATTCTATTATCTGATCATAGTGAATCTTTTGATCTTCTTCGCTATACCTAGATCTAATGAGATGAGATCCCAATAAGTATGTTAATCTTTCAGCAGTTATCATAGTCTGATCTAAGTTGTTGACTAACTCAAGATAGTCCTCATTAGTTCTAATGGGAGGTTCTTTGTATCCAATTGCCCTAGCGTTTATTAATTTACTGGTTATGCTTTGTGTAATAAATGGGATCTCTAAACTTTTAAGAGGAAAGTAATTTGCTAGATCAGCTTCC